GGGATCGCCACCACCGGGGCGGGGCGCGCCACTTTGGCCCTTCTAGCCCCTTCGCAGGCATAACGCAAGGCATCAATTACGTGGTTTGCCTTATCGTTAAGCACCGGAAGCACCTTGCTCGTTAATGGGTCAGTCTTGAACGAATAGGCGGTCAGCTCGTCAATCGTGTGGCGGCACCGGGGATGCACCACAATGTCAAAGGACTTCAGCCATTCGATCCCGTCCTCTATGCTTTTCGGCCCCTTGACCGCCGCCGCAATCTTGGGGAAGCCGTGCTTCCGCATGTAGCTGATAGTCTCGGGCCGAGCGCTGTCCGCCGTCAAAGGCCACTTCTCGGCCTCGGGGACGGTCATAAACAGGTCGGGCGTGTCGGGTATCTCGCAGCCGATACGGTAAGCCTCATGGTCTATGTAAAGCTTGCGCCCGATAATGTGGCACCGCACCAGCACGGTCGGGTCAACCGCAAAGCCCCAGTCTGCGCCCAGGCGGTGGATTGCGTCAAACGGCGCTTCAAATTCCTCAATCTTCCAATTCCGGAAGACCCGAGCCTCGCTATTGGACACATAACCGCCGCCCCAGACATGGGCGTATTTGTCCGGGTCGCGCGCCCGGTCATACTCCATTTCGCGGCGCAACACGTCCGGGAACCAGGGATTGTCATACCAATTGACCGGGACAATAACCGCGTCCGGGGGCGGCTCCGGACCGCGCAACAGCGCGTCAACCGGGTCCGTGTCTTGGTGGGGGTTCCATGAAAACCAAAGCTCAGAACCTGGCCGGCGGATGGTAGGGCGCAACAAGTCCAAGCTGCGCTGCGATAGGGATTGCGCTTCTTCCACCCATGCGCGGTCATAGCCTTCAAGCGACTTGATGCTGTCCGCCGTGTGGTTTTGCATCCCCTGGAAGATGATCAGCCCCTTGCCTCGCCGGGACTTGATCACGGCCTCTTGCACCTCAAACAAGTCCGCCGCGCCTAAGCTCTCGATCTTGGCTTCAAGCAAGCGCTTGACGGATTGGGCGAGGCTTTTCTGGAACTCTCGAACGCACACGCTTGACGTTTCAGGGTCCAGAATATGCGCCTCAATCAGCGCCTCGGCAAAGAAATGCGACTTGCCGGACCCGCGACCGCCCCATGCGCCCTTGTATCGGGACGGCGCCAGCAGCGGCCTTGCCCATCGCGGGGTTTGGATTTGCAGGGCGGTCATTCAGTCGCGGCGCTCGGGCGGGTCAGGCAATGGCATCCAATGGGTGGGCTCCCAGTCATCATCCTCGGCATACGCGCCTGGCACTGCCAAAACCCATTCTCCCCAAGATGCTCGCCATTCTACCGTCGCCATGTCGCCGTCACGATAGCCCAGCACGGGCGTCCCATCTTTCGGCGCGGCCTCAATCGGTTGCCATTCCATGGTCATCATCCCTCAATAGCAATAATGCGGCATTCATCTTTGGCCATAATTACCCGCAGCAGCGCCACCACCGGCCCAGGAACTGCCCGCGTCCCGTCGCACCATCGGCGCACGGTGCGGGCGTCCACCATGGCCAAGCGCGCAAAGCCGGCTTGGGATAGCTGCAGGTCGGCAAGGGCGGCGCGGAATTGGTCAGGGGTCATGTTAAAAATTCCACGCCACCGCGCCGAGTTCAGCGCAGACGCGGCGGGCTTCGCGGCGACCGGAAACGGTCACACGTTGGCCGGCGCCGTATTCTTGGCCAACTTCAACGATGGTCAGGAACCAGCCAGCTTTACCGCCGTTGGTAAGGTATGCGCGCTTTGCGGGAAGGTTGGTCATGGCGCGGCCCCTTATGCTGTGGCTTCAATGGCTTGCCACCCGGCAGTCGTCACAATGGCGTGGCCATCAAGCAAAGCAATCCACCCGCGACGCGCCAAGCCTTCAACCGTCCGACGCGCCACGTTCAAATCATGGGGAGCATAACGCTCGCCGTTTTCAGCAATTTCAAGGATTGCGGCATATTGTGTGCGGCTCATCTATCTATCTTCCGTGCCAGCCGGGCTTGATTGCCCTTGCTGATAACGGGAACATAGGACCATTGGCCCGCCACGTCAAGCAAAAAAATGCGCGGCGCGTGAATTATTTTTCACCGGACTTGTCCACAATCACGCGCTCAATTCGGGTGATCATCGCGCCGCCATCGGCGCCGGTCATCTCCAGCCCGGACTTCTCGTGCAGTCCTATCCTATTCAGCACGGCCAGCGCAGCTTGCAGGGCGCGCGGATCGGCCTTGTTATTGGCAATGTCAATCACGGTCTGAATTGCGTCCGGCGCGGCCTTCCCCAGCTTTTCGCGGGCCTTATGCACCTTGCCCTCGCCGTTCTTCATGCCAGGCGGGCGACCAGGTCCGCCAATCTTGCCGGGTCCATTCGCAGGCCCGCCCCATCCTGGGCCATTCGCGCCCGCGCGCGCGCGCGTATTTTTTACCATGTCTGGCGCCTTTTCTACCATTTTTGGCTCCTGGGCTGGTTTTCCGGATTTAGCACGGGTTCGGGCTGCCTGGGAAGATGTTTCATGGGCTGCGCTTTTCTGGGATGGGCAGATTGACGCCTTTCTCTTGGGCCAGTTTCATCAGTGCCGCGCGATATTCAGCCGGCGTTGTGCATGGGAGAAGCGCCGCCGTCAGTGCGGACGGCCATCCTCCGGGGTAGGACGCTGCCCTGATCCAAAAGCGGAATAGAACGCCGTCGAGGTCGTCATCGTGTTCGCTCATACCTTGCGCTCCTGTTGCCGCACAATCTCTTCCGCCACCTTGGCCCGTTGCTCCCACCATTTCGCCATGGCGGTCATGTAGTCCCTTCCGTCTTGGCTATTGGCCTTTTCGATACCGACGCGGGCGTTATGCGCTTTGCCTTGGGCGAAGTCGCGCAGGTCCATGGCCGCGTGATAGGCCGCGTATTGGGCAGGGGTCATGTCCATCAGCGCCACCGCTTGCCGTGCTGGGGTGCCCGGCGCGGAATCAGCCGGTCGGCCATTGCCGAGAGCATCCCCGCTTTCGGGTGGGGTTCCTCTCCCATTTTGCCAGCCGCTTCCCAAGCTTCCCACCGCGCATTGTATTCCGCCCATCCGACATCCAGGCTGGCCTTGGTCGGGTATGCGCTGGCGGGGTCGGGTGCCACCTCACAGGGGATTGAGGGGGCGGAGGGGGCGGTACGAGGAGGGACTTTTTCAAACCTTCCCACCTGCGCATATGCGCGCGCGCCTGTATTTGTAAAAGGTTGGGAAAACTCCCCATCGCATCGCCCCCTCCGCCCCCCTTTGGGGTCAAACAGGTCAAGCTGGTGTTGAGAAGTCATCGTCAAGCTCCTTCAGTTTAATGCCGCCTACCCAATCCTGCCCCCGAACGCGGCGACGGAATAAACCCTTGCGGCGATTGATATTTTCGGCAAACTCTTGATTGCTTGGGGCGTGTTCCCCGTTGGCTTTGGTCCAATTCCGGAAGTCCGAGTAAAGGGCGCCAGGCCGCGCGCTGAAGGCTGCGTCAAGGGTGCATCGCTCGCTAATCCACCTGCCGAAAGCGTCTTGAAGGTCAAAATACTCGGCTGTTTTTGCCGCAATGGCGGGCGCGGTGCCTAGGCGCTGCTGTTGCCACGCAAGGCAACCCTCGATCATCCATTGCAAGATTGCCGGGTATTCTGCCTCTAGCCTGGTTTTTAAGGTGTGGTCAGGCTCTGCCGGCTCATTGTCAAAAGGGACAATCCGCAACCGGCGCTCCATGGCCTTGCTGCGGCCCTTAAGGCGCGGCGCGTGGTTTCCGACAAACATCAGCTTGTATTGTGGCCAGTATTCAAACGGACGCCCGAAGGGCTGGCGCGCGGAGACTGGCGCCTCGTTGCCGGTTAATTCCTTGATCTGACTTTCTGCCCAGGCGTGGCCCGCCTCTGTCTCTGACGCGGTGACTAAGCGGCTCCCGGCCATGCGGGCGCGGTAGTATTCCACATTCATTCGGCTATCTGCCGTGAAGGCCCCCATGGGCGCCGCTACGGCATAACCGCCCAGGATCGTGGTGACTGTGGTCACAAACACGCCCTTGCCGTTGCCGCCGCTGCCATACAGAAAAGCAAGCATTTCCTCTGTCACGTCGCCGGTCAGAAAATACCCGCAAAGGCGCTGGAGGAAGGCAATGGTTTCCGGGTCGTTGGCGGTCGCTTCGATTAGGAAGCTGCGCCACAGTACCGGATCAGATGAAGGCGCGGCGGGGGCTATGAACGTGTTTCGGCTGATGTATTCGCCGGGCTTGGCATCGCGTTTCTTGCCGGTTTTCAGATCCACCACGCCACCCGGCACGCCAAGCAACCAAGGGTCGGCATCCCACACCCCTTGATGCACGGCGATGCGCGTGTCTGACTTTGCAAACTCTAGCACATTGCGCGTAAATGCCAGCTTGCCCATGGCCTTGCGCTCGCCCTCGGATATGCCAGGCGTGGCTTGTAGGTCGCGCAAGAATTGCCGGGCGCGGTCATTGGCCTCGCCTATCCCGTCAACCGTCCATTTGCCCTTGCTAAATAGGAACCATTGATTGGCGGTATGATCCCAAACCATCTTGCCTTCCTGCTTTGCCGCAAAGGCAAGGGCGGCTTGCTCTTCCGAAAAAGACACAATCCCGGCTTCTGACCGGGCAGACTTGGCAACGGCGCGCTGCTGGCGGGCCGAACCTGTGAGGGCGCGGTTCCAGTCATCGGGGTCATAGTCTGACACGTCTGATGTCCGGTTCGACTGCGTCAAGAATGCGACGGGCGGCTTCATTCTCGGACATCTCCCAAGTGTAGCTTGCAAGGCTGATGATGCTTCGCCCTTTGGCGCCGTCGGTTTTCCAGTCGCATGAGACCGTGCAAAACCAAACTGCGGGCGCTTTGCGATGCCGGCATAGCAGAAGCACCGGCCAATCGGCGCGGTCTGCGCGCGTGTCTAGGCTCTCGCGCAGTATGGCATATTCATACCAAAGCGGCGTTCCGATGCGTGGCGCCTGGAATATGGCGCGTTTGTAGCCCATTGCGCTTAAGGCCATGGCCAGGCTATCGCGCGACATGCGCGCGTATTCATTGGCGATCTCTGCCGCCGATGGCGCGGGAAGCGGATCAAAGATTGACCGACGCTTCATTCTTTGCCCTGCTTCCATGTCTCAAAGTGCGCCTCGCGCTCGGCGTCCTCTACCGGGTCCGGCACGCGCTCGGCAAGGTTGCGGGCGAAGCGCTCATAGAAGGCAAGGCGCTGTTCTGGGGTGGAGGGGAAAGGTTCGGCACTCACTTAATCCACTCCCATTCCCTAAGCGCCGCCAGCGCTTCATCCACGCTCCGCACCACGGCAACCGGAAACCCGTCCGCCCGTAGCGCCGTGATTTCTTCCTGTTGTGCCGGCGTCAAGCGCCCGGTTGCAGACTTCACTTCAAGAAACCCCACCAAAGGCGGTTCAAGCCCGCACGGCTTCCACACGCGCAAATCAGGATCACCCGCCACCATGCCCAGGCGCTTCAACCGCATGGCGCTCGCAATGCTGCGCTTGCCGTCATTGGCCGCGTGACGGCTGCGAATACCGTGCAAAACCAGCGCGGCCCGAATGGCAATGTGGATCGCGTCTTCACTCGGCTGTGGCGCCTTTGGCTTGCGGGCGCGCTTGGGTGGGGCGGTCATTCGCCGCGCGCCTTCGCAATACGGCGCTCAAGATGATCCATCGCGGCTGTTTGTTTGCCATTCATCAACCTAATTCGGACAGTGCGAAGCGTGACGCTTGCCTGCCGCCCAAACTCAGCCCAATCCAACAGCCTGAGCATATCCGCCTTCGCCACCATCACCACGGCAGGCCCGGCTTCCACAAGCGCGCGGTATTCGTCGTTGATCATTCGCCGCGTTCCTTTATCATGTCATCCGCAATCGTCCACACCGTTTTGCACATTGCTGGCGTGATCACGTTGTCGGCTGGCATTCGCAAAATTAACGATCCCACAATCTCTATAGCAAATCGGTCGCGCAATTCGGCGCGGTATAAAGGCGCCATTTCTTCATCGCTTTTGGGAGCGAAAGTCTTCACAAATTCGCGCCAGCGTTCATCGTCACCGTTCATCTCTTCTCCTCCACCGTACAAACAATATCCTTGATCATCAGCGACGGATGCAACCGCGCCCTCACATAAGCCTGCGCCGTCACGCAACTGCGATGCACCTGATAGCCCGGCTCGCATTGGGCGCCATCGCTGGCGCAGATTAGGAAGGTCAGGACTATGAGGGTCATGCGGGCTCGTCCTTTACATCAATAAACAAATCTACTGAATTATCCATATTTTTTATCTGCTGATTATTGGCGCGTTTCATTTCTTTGAACCTCAACCATGCTGCACTTTTGGGTTGTGTTTGTCCTAAGCCTTTGCACCAATAATCATTACGTAGCAAGCATTTTGCCATCCGGCGCCATGATGGAGCCCATTGACGCGCTTCAAGCTGCAACGGGGCTTCTTGCGGAATTTCAACATATCCGCGCCGAAACCAGCCTTGCATAAATTTCTTGAGGCGCTCGGCATAATGATCACGCGTTTTGGGAGGCAATGTCTTGAGCAGCATATTTGTGAAGCTCTGCCACGTGTGACCAGGCGGCAGCGTGATTTTATCATAACCAGTCATGTTGCCGGTTTCATTGATATATAATGCGCCGCTATTCACGCCGTTGACGCGGGCCACTAACTTAAACCACGTCTCAGGCTCAAGGATGTGATAAAGCCATAGCCCTTTGCGCTGATCATCTCCAAACGGCTGGCACAATCGCTGATCGGACAATGGAACACCAGCCATTTGCATTTTGTCATAAATGGCGTTGTGCGGCTTGTTAGGAAAATGCGAATGATAGCGCCAAATATCGTCTGTCAACCAATCATAAATTGGATAGACGTTATACACTTGATCAACAATTTTTGTTGTCCATCGCCATTTGTTTAGCATCAAGTCGCGCTTTTCCCATGTCGCGATGGCGCAATAACGATGCAGGCTTTCTTGCGCTCGAATGCCAATAAAGCCTGCTGTTGGTTTGCCTCGCCCATACCAGCGCCCAAACATCACAATGAATTCTTCAAACTCTATCCCATCATTCATCGCGTCATAGAGAAACGGATAATTAGCAACATCTTTGCAGCCGTGTGGCTTGGGTCTGATCCAATCCGCTTCACGTGTTGGATCCCAAGCAATCCATTGCGGTTCATAATTAGTCAAGGCATTGCGTAACCGCATGGGAATGCAAATCCAGTGTGGATCAATGTTATCGCGGTAAAGATGTAGCATTTCTCGCACGTGCTTAATCGTGTCAGCATACTGCGCTTCCATATCAATATACATAACGCCAACACAAACGCCGCGCTTGATTGCTTCTTCCATAACAAGATGAAACATAACGCTGCTATCTTTCCCGCCAGAAAAAGCAATATAAACACGCTCAACACTATCAAACGTGGCGGCAATGCGTTCGCGTGATGCTTCCAAGACGTTTTTTTGCAGATCATGCTTTCCCATGTTCGCCTCAGTAAATGTCAGATTGACGATTAGGATTGGCGTCGCCCATGGCCACCGCCTGCCGGCCATTACGCGCCATCCAATTCCATTTCTGGCGGTGCGACGCTATTGGGGTTGTAATTGTTGGCATAAACTGTGTTGTTGGGCACCCAGCGCACAAAGTCCACCGGCTCAGACTTGAAAGGCGATACTTCATGCACTGCGGCGCGAACAAGATTTATAGCCTCAATCCGTTCTGCGCCTTGAAGCGCATCAATTGCAGCTGCAACGCTGGCAATCAATTTGTTATCAATCATCTTTTTCTCCTCGCTTTAAAACTTACCCGCGCGCCCAAACCACGCCGCGATTTTTCAGCCAGGTCGCAGGCGGCGGATTATTTGCGCTCTTGGCAGGCGGCGCCGCGTAAATCAAAGCAAAATGCTCCGGGCAATAAGACGATTTCAGCCCGCGCGCATTGGCTTGGACGGGTTTATTGCAGGTGCGGTCGCCAATCACATAGCAGCATTGCGTCCCCAAAAAGACCCGAGGCGGCGGCATTTCGGCAACCGCCTCGGGCAAGTTTTCAACCTGGGGGGAGGAACCCAGGCGCTCAACGGCGGAGAGAGTAACGCCGGAGGGGGTGGCGGGCCGGGATTGCCCAGGGAAAGAACAAGCATCCCGACCCGCCAAAGGCCGCGCTGGGAAAGATGCGCGCGGCCTTGTCTGTTTGGCGCGACGCCCGGCCACAAGGCCAAGAAACTTCGCGCGGTATGATATTTGCCCGACGCTGCGACCGATGCGGGCGCCGATCTCGGCGGCGGTAAGAAACCCGCCGTAAAGCTGGCGCAACGTCGCGTCATCCGCCTCAGGCCAAGGGTGCGCGCGAGGAGCGTCAGCGCGCGACGGCAGGCGCAACCGATGCGCGCGGCCTATCACGCTATTCTTTCCGATGCCCATGCGGCGCCCGATCTCGGCCGTGGTAAAACCTGCCGTCCAATCGGCGGTAAGCTGCGCGTCGCGCTCTTCTGTCCAAGGTGAAGGGCCGCTCATTTGCGCCGATCCCGCTTCATGGCTTCCGCCAGGTCAGGCCGCAGAACGCGCGCCGGTATCTTGGTCGCGCGGGAAACTTCGGGCAGTCGCTCCGCAGGAACGCGGCGCTGTGCCCAGCGAAGCACGGTGGAA